GCTTTGATGCCTCTCGGCATCGAGCCGACGATGGGCACCGGTGCGTTCTGGTCTCAAGTCAACACCCGCATCTTCGAACAGGTGCTGGATGACTACGAGTACATCCTGACGCTCGACTACGACTCGTTCGTGCTCAAGGAAGACATCGAGCACCTCTTCGCTCTGGCAATGACGTTCGGGTGTGATGCACTCGCTCCGATCCAGACGAAGCGGGAAGACGGTCGGCCGATGTTCACCATGCTCGGGACGCTTGACGATCCGCCGGCAGACGGCACCAACCACGTGCCCCGCGAGTGGTTTGCTGAGCCTGTGCAGCAGGTGGATGCGGCACACTTCGGCTGCACGGTCATTTCCACGCGAGCCCTCAAGCGATGCATCAAGCCGTGGTTCTGGTCGACGCCGGATCCCAAGGGCAGCTGGGGGGATGGCCGAGTCGATGACGACATCTACTTCTGGAAGCAGTGGAAGGCGAGCGGCAACCGTTGCTTTGTCAGCCCTCGCGTAGTAATCGGCCACGGCGAATACGTGATCACCTACCCCGGCAAGGATCTCTCGCAGCCGGTCTACCAGTACACGACCGACTTCTGCGGCAAGGGCATCAAGCCCGACAACATCTGGAGGGCGTGATGCCCACGACGGTACGAATCACGAAGGGTTTCCAGCAGTACGTTCGCGGCCAGCTGGTGACCGTAGGCGGTGGCGTGGCAGACGCCTGGATCCGCCGCGGCGTTGCGGCACCAGTTGCTGCCCCGCAGGCCATCGAGACGGCAGCGGTCGAACCGGTGGTCGAGACGGCCGACAGAACGCCACGACGCAGGAGAATGCGGTGAGATACAGAAGCCTGAAACGAGCTGCCCAGCCCGTCGTCGAGCCGGTCAGCCTGTCTGACGCGAAGACGCACCTGCGTGTCGACACCGAGTCCGACGACGACCAGATCCTGGCACTGATCACTGCGGCCCGCGAGTGGTGCGAGAACTACACCCAGCGGACCTTCGTGCACACGCAGTGGACGATGACATTCGACACGTTCCCTTGGGAGATCGAACTGCCACGGCCACCGGTGGCTGTCGCGTCTGGCAATACTGCCACGACGATCACCTACGCGATGGAGGGCGGCGGCACCGCGACACTCGCCACCTCGGAATACCGGGTGGATCGTACGTCGGAGCCGGGCGTGATCCGCACCGTCTACGCAGGCACGTGGCCGTCGCACCTGCTCGACCGTAACAGCATCTCGGTCACGTGGTGGGGCGGATACGGCGAAGACGGCACCAAGGTGCCGAAGGTCGTTCGGTCGGCAATCCTCATGCTCGTGGCCTACTGGTACGAACGCCGCCTGGCGGCCGACCAGGTGGCTGCCACGGCGGTGCCGTTTGGCGTTTCGTCGATGCTCGACTCGATCAAGTGGGGCGACTACCGATGATCGACCCAGGCCGTCTCCGCGAGCGTGTGACCGTGCAGGTGGCCTCCGGTGCCACCAACACGCTGGGCGAGACCGTCCTGACGTGGGCGAACAGCTCGTCGGTCTGGGCGAGTGTCGAGGGAGTGTCGGCCCGCGAGGCCCTCGCTGCCGGCCAGTCAGACGTGACGCTGACGCACAAGGTGCGATTGCGGTACCTGTCGGGCCTCGACCAGAACATGCGGTTCAGTTGGCGTGGCCGCACGCTGGAGATCGTCTCCCTGCTCGAGCACGGCAACCGCAGCGAGCACGAAGCCATCTGCCAGGAGAGCCGGGATGGCTAAGCCGAACGTATCCATGGAGGTCCGCTTCCCTGAGCTCGAGCGGCTCAAGGCAGCTTTCAAAGACCTGCGGCCGAGCCTCGCCCGCAAATACATGGGCTCGGCAATCCGCCAGAGCATCAAGCCGGGATTGTCGGCCCTGCGGAAGACCACGCCCAAGGGCCCCACAGGCAACCTCAGGCGGGCGATCACCTCCAAGGTGAAGACGTACAAGCAGGGCAACGCTGTTGGCCTTGTGGGCTTCATTGCAGCCTCTGGCGGCAAGACCTCTGCCTACGCCAGCAAGGGCACAGTTCGGATCGGCAGAAATCTTGGCTACCACATGGGGTTCCTTGAGTTCGGCACCAAGGACCGCCGCACGAAGGGACCGATTGCCTCGTCGTTCATCCGGTTTGGGCCGTTCAAGATCAAGCCGATTGCCACTCGCGGCAAGTTCAAGGGTCTCGCCCGGGTGCAGACGAGCCCGAGCTACCCGCGGGCGTTCTTCAAGCGTGCCCCCCGCGGCCAGGGCGTGTACCTCGGCTCGATGCCGATTGGCGGCAAGCTCGGCCAGCCACCGGTGAAGACGGCCTACCAGCAGTCGCTGCCCGAGATGCGTGCCCAGATGCCCATCAACATGACGCTGGCCCTCAATAACGCCCTCAAAGACCTTGCGGACAAGTTCCCCCGCAAGGCCTCGGCCAACCCCGCAACCCCGTTCTGAGGCCTCCTGTGCCGCTCAAGGCCCCCGAAGCTGTCCTCCGTGCCGCCCTGGTTGCCGACGCCACCGTGTCGGGCCTGATCGCGTCACGGATCTACCCGCTGATGTCGAGCCCAGAGACACCGCTGCCGTTCGTCCTGTGGCGACGCACCGCGGCCAGGCGTGAGCAGGCGCTGGCGGCACCGATGGGCGTGCCGATTACCACCGTGGAGTACAGCGTCTACGCGGCGACCTACGAGGCTGCCAGGACCATTGCCGACGCGATGCGGGCGGTTCTGGATGGCTACGGCGGGACCGCTGACAATACGACTGTTCGCCAAACCTCGCTGGACGACGAGTCGGACGAGCTCGCGAACCTCGCTGGCGGGCCGATGCCAGACACCTACGTGGTCCGTCAGTCCTACGAAATCTTGTGGCAGGAGACCTAACCCATGGCCGACACTCCTCATGATTCCAGCGGCACGACGCTCAAGTTCCCGAACACCGCAGCGTCGAACGCCTACGTCGTCACCAACATCGTCTACAACCTCACCGACCCCGGTGCCGACGACACCATCGACATCTCGCACCTCGGTCTGACGACCGGTGCCGAGGTGCTCTCGCAGTCGCGCCCGCTCTCGGGCTCCGCGACCGACACCGGCCGTGAGATCACCTTCGACTGGATCGGCAAGACGCCGCTGGCCGACAAGACGACCGGCACGCTGACGATCACCGGCGGGCTGTCCATCGCTGCCGCCGGCACGGTGCGGACCTCGAGCATCACGCTCGCCACCAACGACGTGATCAAGGGTTCGGCCACTATCCGAATCGCCCGCGTCTGACCCACGGGAGGCTCCCGTGGCCACCTACTCGACAGGCATCTCCGTCACCTGGGGTGGCGTCGCGTTCACCGAGGTCGTGGCCGTGCCGGTCACCTACGCCGGTGGCGCGAGCCGCGGCCGGTCTGTCGTCTGGACCGACCAGGCCGGTGCGGTCACGGTCGAGTGCCTCGGCTCGGCCAACATCTCGACCGCCGAGTACGGCTTGCGGAAGCAGCTGGTGATCTCAGGTGGCGGTGTGAGCTTGACGAGCTATGCAGTCTACGAGGGGTTCGTGATGACTCCCGAGGTCAACGGCGTGACTCGTTACACCGTGACCTTCAACCTCCTAGACGGGTGACGCATGCCGCTCAGTGCAGACGATCTCAAGGCCGCATGCCGGCCAAACATCAAGACCGTGACCGTGGCTGGCCTCGGCGAAGTGTGCGTTCGCACGATGACCCTCCGCGACCGCGACAGCTACGAGAAATCCGCCATGGACGCCGGCGGCAAACTGCCCGACGATTGGCGCAGCGAGTACCTCTCGCGGTGCTTGTGCGACGCCGATGGCAAGCTCTTGTTTCCCGGCCCCGATGGCGTGGCCACGCTCAAGGATCTCGACAGCACGGCCTTTGCTCGCGTGTTCGACGCGGCCATGCGGCACAACCGCATGACGGAGGCCGACATCAAGGAACTGGCGGGAAACTGAACGCCCGGCCAGAGCGGCGTTTCGCGTTCCGCTTGGCCGGGCACCTGCACTGCACCCACGCGGAACTGCTCGACCGGATGGATTCTGCGGAGTTCTCGGAGTGGATTGCACTGGATCGTTTTTTTGAGCGGGTTGGAGACCACTGGCTGCAGACAGGACTACTGGCCGCGGCGATCCTCGCACCGCACAGCAAGACGGCACCGGATCCCAAGAAGCTCATCGGCCTTGACGATCACGTACCCCGACACAGGACGCAGGATCTCGACGCACTGAAACGGCTACAGGCTGACCTCGGATGAGCACGGCACTCTCACTGGCGATGCAGATTTCAGCGAACACCGCGTCGCTTGCTGCGTCCGTGCGCGACGTGAACGCCAAGCTCGACTCGATGGGCAACGCCGGCAAGCGTGCCGCGGCCGACCTCGGCGTGCTCAAGACGATTGAGATTTCGCGCGTGTTCGTCTCTGCGATCACGACCGCGGCCGGTTCGTTTCAGTCGCTTGTCGTCGGCTCGGCTTCCGCTGTTGCTGCTGTCGACGACCTGTCGAAGCGTACCGGTGTCTCTGCGTCTGCCCTGCAGGCCTACCAGTTCGCGGCCGATCAGTCTGGCGTTGGCCTCGAGACGTTCGGGCGAGGCATTCAAAAACTGACCGTGAACCTCGGCGAGGCCCAGACCGGCAACGCCGCGGCGATCAAGTCGTTCACCGACCTCGGGCTGTCGGTCACCGAGCTCGCCGGGCTCTCGCCACAGGTGGCGTTCGAGAAGGTGGCCGCTGCCATCGCGGAACTGCCAAACCCTGCCCAGCAAGCCGCCGCGGCGGTGAGCCTGTTCGGCAAGAGCGGCATCGACTTGGTGCCCGTGTTCCAAGAGGGGGCCGGGTTTCTCCAGCAGATGCGAGAAGAGGCCGAGCGGCTCGGCACGGTGCTCTCGCAGGACCAGGTGAGCAACCTGGCTGCCCTCGACGACTCAATCGCTAAGGTTTCGGCTGCGTTCCGCGGGCTCACGAATCGCGTCGTGGCTGAGTTCGCACCGGCATTGAGGGATGCTGCGGACAGTGCATCTACATTCCTCGGGACGCTGGACGCCAGAGAGTTGCTTGGCCAGGTGTCCCGGTATTTCAACGTACTCAAAGGTACGGTCGAAGCGGCTGCCGCAGCGTTCAAGCTCATGGCAGCGATCCTTGTGCCGTTGGCAGAGCTGGTGCTGCCTGTGGTTGCAAGCACGCTCGGGCTGATCGTCGACAACCTGACCGGTGCCGCGGTGGGTGCGAGCACAGCCGCCGTGGCCTATGGCCTGTACTCGGCAGGTGCATTTACCGCAGCAGGTGCGACCGCTGCCCTGACCACGGCGATCCGTGGACTGCTCGCCTCCACGGGCATCGGCCTGCTGGTCGTGCTCTTTGGTGCGGTTGGTGCGGCTGCAATTGAATACGCTCTGAAGGCCAAGCAGGCCAACGAAGAGGTAGCCGCTTCAACTGAAGCAGCAACGGAGCAGGTGGAACAAACCACAGACGCCACTAAAAAGGCGACCGCTGCGGCGCAGGATCTTGGCAAGGCTCTTGAGACAGCTTTCCGCGTCCCGGCCGACGTGACCGACCAGACGCTGATTCAGGGCGTCGTGGAGAAGGCAGGCTCCGCGTTCAAGCAGCTGGCAGCCGACATCGGCAGGGTCGATGCGATCCCGCAAGAGCTGATCGACTCTTTTCAGCTGCTTCGCCAAGACATTGAGGCATACAACTCAGGCAGCAACGACGCCGCCACGGGGCAAGAGTTCATTGCTCAGTCGGCGGCGAAAGTGCTTGAGCTCACCAACAAAATTAACGAAGCGCGAGCCGAAGAACGGCAGCGTATCGATGACGTGGTCGATGGCGTGAAGCGTGCTCAAGAGTTTGAGAAGCAATTGGCTGCCGACCGCGAGCGAGCACTGGAGCGGGTTGGTGAGCAGGAAAACAACCAGCTAGACGAGATCGCCCGACGCACCGCCGAGATCGAGGCTGCGCGCCTAGCGTCGCTCCGGGCTCGCAACAACGAGCCGCTGCGGGTGTCTGACATTCGCACAAGCGAGGGCATGTCGCAGTTCATTTCTCTGGCGACCGGCCGCGAGGATCCGGCGATTGCCGAGTCGCGCCGCCAGACGGCCGAGCTCGAGGCGATGAATCGCAAGCTGGATGCGATCCGCACTGAGAAGGCAGAAATCATGGGTGGCGCATGAGCGTTGTCTCATACCGCGAGATCCTGCCGCGAACCTACTCCCACAAGCTGGGCGAGGCCCCGCGTGGCACGTCCAAGTGGGCCATCACGGTCAGCCAGCCCATCGGCCACCAGACTGCCATCGACACGGTCGGCATCTACCACGGCACGGTGCATCCAGAGTACGCCTATCTCGTCTGCACCGACGCGTCGGTAACGGAGACGGATCGGCACCACGTGGAGATCTCCTACACGTGGGAAGTGCCCGAGGCTGGCCAGGAGCTTGGGTTTCAGCCAAACCCCATTGCCAGGGCGGATGTCTGGTCGTTCTCGACCGGCGGCGCTCAAGTGCCGGCCCTGACGTACTACAACGGCACAGGCAACGGCGACCGCAGGCCGCTGGTCAATGCGGCCGACGACTACTTTGAAGGCCTCACGCGGCTCGAGGCCGAGGTGCGGCTGACGATCTCTGGCAATCGCGCCACGTTCCCCTCATCTGTCGCCGCGAGCGTCACGAACGCGGTCAACGACGGGGCGTTCCTGTTTGGCACCGCTCACCAGTGGTTCTGCGGCGGCATCACCGGCAGTCAGGCCAGCGAGGTCGTCAACGGCCAGGTGGTGAACTACTGGCAGGTGGGCGTCGAACTCGTCTACCGCCAGAGTGGCCACGACCTGCTGCTGCCGCATGTGGGCTGGCACTATGTCGCGTCGAACGTGAAGTACCCGGTGCTGGTCAAAGACTCTGACGGCACGGATGTGCGGGCCAGTACGCCGCAGCCGTTGAACACAAACGGCACGCAGAAGTCGGCTGGCTCCGCCCCCGACATCCTCACGCGACGCATCTACCCAGAGATCAACTTCACGACCTATTTCGGCGTGCCGCCGTTCTGACGAGGAAACCATGGCAGAGATTTCCTACTCGATCCAAGCTCAGGTGCAGAAGGGTGCGCTGTCGCAGGCGTTTTCCGTCGCGGGCGTGACCGCCGACATGGCCGCAACGGGCCTGATCGCCACGACGCTCAGCCTCGGCACGTCCACCACCCAGATCTCGACGGCTGCCCTGACGAGCGTGGGGATGTGCTTTGCTCGGTCCCTCGCAACCTCGGAGACGCACGTGGTAACGATTGGCCGGCTCGACGGCACCACGCTTCACGGGGCGGTCTCCCTGCGTGCCGGCGAGGGGGCCGTGTTCCGCATGGCCGATGGCAACTACGCGGCCAACGCTGCCGTGGCTGGCTCCCGCCTGCTGGTGCAGATCACGGAGGGCTGATGCCACCGAAACCCAACGGCAAGAACGACCGCAACGACCGAATCGCGTTTACGCGTGGCTCCGCAGAGCGGATCGCCCGGGTTGTGCGGCAGGTTGAGTCTGGCAACCGCGACGAGGCCGCGTTGTCGTTCGGCTCGCGCGTGCCCGTGTCGGGGCCGACGATTCGCATGGCGACGTTCACCGGCTCTTGGTCGAAGGACACATCCCGCATCGTGACGATCCGCAATTCGACCGCGACGCTGTCGGCCCTCAACGTGTTCGGCGTGGCTGGCTCGACCTCGTCAGGCACGTGGGACTGCTGCGTGATCCGAGACGGAACCGCGTGGTTCTGCATTCAGGGGGAGTGCGTCACATGAAAGGCGGGTTCGGGTGCTCGCCGTGTTGCGCGCCGCAAGTTGGGTGCACATCAAGAACGATCAGCGGATACGACGCCTACATTGATACGTCAACCAGAGCGCTTGCAACAAGAATCGGCGCTTTTTCTTCATCTTTGACGCTTACATCAGTGACAATCCCAACTGCAGGGCTCAGTTATCCTCTCAGCGTACCCCCGGCAGCTAACACACAGCCCGTTCTCCAAATATGGGCGCACGACTCAACAAACAATCTCCCACGCGTGTACTCGTCAGGCGGATCGTCGGTTTTGGATATTCTCACTACGTTGACGGCTCCAGCATCCTTCCAGTCGGGCGACTGGGTGTTCACTCACGCTGGTTACACGCTTTCCGCCAACACCTTCTACTGGATTGTGTTGCGGCATAACGGAGAGTGGGCGTATTGGGTGGAGAATTGCGTTGGCGCATCAGCAGAGTGCATCGCAGCATGTTGCGACTACTGGACGCAGGGCACTTTCGGAGGCGGACAGTCTCTATGGGACGGCTCTTTTTACTGCGGGGCATATGCCTACACGCTCAACTAAGGGCTACGCATGACACGTCGAGGACAACCACGCCATCATTGCGGGCCAGGATGCCACCTCAAAAACTCTTTGGCATGGTTTGGCATCCGAGATGACGGGCAGTGTGGCTGCACCGAGTACGCGGCACAACTCGATCAGTGGGGCCCTGACGAGTGCATCCGCCGGATCGAGGAAATCGTGCAGCACCTCCGAGAAGCCGCGGCCAAGCGTGGCCTGCCGTTCCTTGCCACGGCCGCGAGAATCGCCATAGGACGGGCCGTCGACGCCGCCAGACAGGAGATGAGCCATGGCCAAGAAGCCGTCTCCGAAGCCCGAGAAACGAACGTGGGACGGTCTCAATGAGGACGACGTGACTGGTGCCGACGAGGCCGAGGATGCCATGCCGATTGAGTTCGGGCGGAAGCGGAAGGAGCCGAAGCGTGGCAAAGCCAAAGACAAGCCAGCCGAGCAGTAGCCTCGCCGATGCCATCCGGGCCAACGTCCCCCCGCCGGCCAGACGCACGCTCTGCTGGCACGAGCGACTCCCGGCCGAGGTGCTCGCCGAGCTCCAGGTGATCCGCCAAGAGCACCGAAGCGGCACGCTCGTCGGCAGCCGCACGGCCTTGGCCACGACGATCTCCGAGCAGCTGCGGCTCCGTGGTCTCTCCGAGGTCGGCAAGCAAGGAGTCGAAGCATGGCTCAGAAGCGGCTGACCGATGCCGTGCGTGACGGCGTGGCAGAGCAGACAGACCTCGACCGAGATGCCGAGCTCGCCCGGCTACGTGCCGAGGCCGCCGGGCTACGCAGCAAGTACAAGGCCTCCCTGGAACGCATAGACGCCGAGCGGGCACGGGCCGACGCTCTGGCCGGTCTGCGTGGCATCGAGCCTCACAGGGCACGCCAGAAGCCCACGAAGGCCAAGCGGCACGCGGCCACCATGGTTGTGCTGCTGTCGGACTGGCACGTGGAGGAGCGGGTAGACCCGGCGACCGTCAACGGGCTCAACGACTACTCCCTCGAGGTGGCCGACCTGCGGATCGCGGAGCTTGGCGAGCGGTTCGCGGTCATGCTCGAGCACGAGCGACGGCTGGCCGACATCCGCCGCGTGGTGGTCTGGCTCGGTGGCGATTTCCTGTCGGGCCACATCCACGACGACACGGCCGAGCTCGCCCAGTTGGCCCCTCTCGCGGCCACCCGCTGGGCCGGGGAGCGCATCCGGGGATTCCTCGGGGCCGTGGCCGACCA